CGCGCGGTCTGAAGATGTGCGCGAGCAGCGTGTCATCGACGCGATCGTCGAGCACCTGCCCGCCAAGTCGGCGCGCTACAAGCCTTTGCACCGTGCGACCCCTGCCGGCGGTCGGCACGAGTTCGTCCTGCTCCTGTCGGATCTGCACGCCGGCGAGGTGGTCAGCGCCGAGGAGACGGGCGGCTTCAACAGCTATGACTGGGGCGTGATGCTTCAGCGGTTGGAGCGCCTGCGCCACGGCGTGCTCTCCTACGCCGAACACCGCGCGACGCCGGTGACGGCCCTGCGCATCCTGGGCCTCGGCGACATGCTTTCGGGCAACATCCACGACGAGCTCCGCGAGACCAACAGCATCCCCTTGGCCGAGGCTACGGTGCAACTGGGCCTGGACCTCGCCGACTGGGTTGAAGAGTTCGTGCCCGAGTTCCCGGAAGTCACCGTGGATGGCGTGGTCGGTAACCACCCGCGCGAATTCAAGAAGCCCCAGTCCAAGCGCAAGTTCTCAAACGCCGACTGGACTACCTACCAGATCATGCGTCAGCGGTTGTCGCGGTCCGACGTGCGCGTGACGATCCCCAAGGCCCAGCGTCACTTGGTCGACGTCCTTGGCCGGCGGATCCTGATGACCCACGGCGACTCCGTGGGGCCGTCCTCGATGGTGGGCGTGCCCACCGGTGGCATCGTTCGGCACGTAGCGCGCCTGCGCAACCAGTACGCCAGCTTGGGGCGCAGCTTCGACCACTTTGTCTGTGGTCACTTCCACGAGCCCAACGTCTACCGCGGCAAGCTGATCCTCGTCAACGGGAGCGTCATCGGGCCCAACGAGTACGGCCTGGAGCGCTTCGGCGAGGCCGAGCCCCCGACGCAGTTGCTGCTCCCCTTCAACGAGAAGTACGGCCTGGAGGGGCCGCTGTATGTCGACCTCGGCTGAGCGCGACCTGCGGTGGGAGGGCGAGACGATCGCGTTCGCGCTGGAGCTCTGTCAGCGCGCCTACGGCATCACGCCGGCGAGCTACGCAGCGGCCGTTCAGCGGCGACTTGCCGACGGCGAGCTCGAACACGGGGATGCGTGGTCGCGTCGACCGCCGGGGGAGAACCTCGCCGAGGCGCTCCAAGAGCCGCCCGACGCCGCATCGTGGACCCTGCTGGAGCTGCAACTGCGCCGCCCGGAGATGGATGAGGATCGCTGGCAGGAGGTCAGGATGCTCGCCGTCCGCGCGATCGCCACGGCCGCTGCCGCACACGAGCAGCTGCAGGATGTGGTTCGCGCGCTGGGCTAGAGGCCGTTCGCGATCTCGACGGAGGCGATCGTGGCGATATACATGACGAGCAGCGCCCATTCCGCCCGGGTGGGGTTCAGCCAGCGGAGAGAGGATGCCGCTGCACGTGCCATCAGCCCGTGATACGCAAACGCCGACCAAGCGTCGACGGCGACGCTGACAACTTCGAACAGGTCCCCCCGCGCTAGGCGCACCACTGCGAACGCCATTGCGACCAGCGTGGTGGAGTACGCGCACACGAGATAGATCATCCGCTTGCCCGGCCATTTGATTCGCCGGGTGCGCGGGAGGACTGCCGCAATCGTGGTCACGCGGCCATGCTACCGTCCCGGGCGGCGATCAGCTCGAAGGTGATCGGCTTGCCGCCTTTACGCGCCTGCCCGAGCGCTACTAGCCGCTGAAGTGGGCCATAGGTGCGCTGGGGGCTGACCCCGAGGGCGTCTGCCACCTCGATCGCGGTCTGCGGTCCGCGGGCCAGCTGCGCCACCACTTGCTCCGTGAACCTGCCGGGCCGCGCCTTGCCGGCGCGCGTCCTGCCACCGCGCACCCCGTGGCCACGTCGCGTGGGGCGAGTGCGCACCTTCGTCGGCACGCCGACAACGCCCAGTAGCCGCTGCTCGGCGACACGTTCGCCCGCCCGGTCCATCAACGCATCTTGCTCGTCGCGCTCCAGCATGAGCGGTTCGATCATGCCGTCGCTCACTAGCGCTGCGACGCGCGCCTTGGCCACGCGCAGCTCCTCACAGCTTTCGCACGTGCAGAGCACTAGCTGCTCGTCAATTTCGGCCATCAGCTTATGCAGGCTGAGCTCCATTCGGACCTCCTTGGTTGTGTCTTTCGGCGCCTAGCGCCCTACCGGAAAGGGGACAGTATGCCAAAGCTGCCCTGGCGCGCTAGCGCGCCTGTCGTAACTGCCGTGGTCAAGGTCGAGCCCGTCGAGCGCGAGGTCCGGATTTTCAAGGACGAGACGCGCCACCTGGTGTATGGCGTGGCGCTAGAGCCCGATCTCGAAGACTCGCAGGGCGATACGGTCGGCGCCGACGAAATCGAGAAGGCCGCGCACAACTACATGGAACACTCCCAGCGCGCCGACGTACAGCACGACGAGCATCCGGCGAACGTGGCGCTGGTCGAGAACTTCATCGCACCAGAAGACCTGCAGATCGAGGGCCAGCACGTCACCAAGGGCTCCTGGGTGCAGGTCTGGAAGGTCCACGACGCGGAAGTGTGGGCCGACATTCAGAGCGGCGATATCACCGGCCTTTCTATCGGCGGCACAGCCGAGAAGGTCTAACTCAAACCGTCCACAGTCCCTCCGGGGACACAGGAGGTGCATATGTTGGCAGCGTTCGCCTACGTGGTGTTCGTGATCGTCGTGCTGTTTCTGTTGTTCTGTCTCATCGTCGCCTCGGAGTACGAGGGTGTCGATGAGCCCTGGCTCACCTGGGACGGCGAAGAGCCCGACCCGAAGGACTTTGAGTGAAGGTCCGGCTCTTTCCAGCCGACCCCGGCGAAGAAGGCGGCTGCACTCGCTACAGGCTCAGGGAGCCCGCCCGCATAGTGGGGTCCGAAGGTGTCGAGATCGAGATTTCGGCGCTGATCCCTGTGGAAGTCAACCTGGGGGGTCACCGCCGCGTGGCCCCGTTGGATGCCGACGTGCTGGTCTTTCAGCGCCCCGCCAAGGCGTCCGCGGTCGCCCTCATTCCGGAATACCAGGCGAAGGGCAAGGCGGTCGTGGTCGACGTGGACGACGATCTGCATTCGCTGCACCCTCGCCATGGGGCCTACCAGCACTTTCATCCGGCACACAGCTCCGAGGTCAACTGGGATCACCTCAAACGAGCCTGTGACATGGCCGACCTGGTGACCTGCACCACGCCGGCGCTGGCGGAGCGCTATGGCGCCCACGGGCGCGTGGAGATCCTTCCCAACTGCGTGCCGGCGTCGATGCTGTCGCAGCCGCGCGAATCCGATGGCAGGACGCTTGGCTGGTTCGGGGGCATCGTCGTCAGCCACGTCAACGACCTGTCGGCCCCCGGCGGTGCCGTGGCCGAAGTCCTCCGCTCAGAGGGCTGGCGCTTCATGTCCTCCTGCGATGGGCCCAACGTCAGGAAGGCACTGGGCCTCGACGAGGATCCCATTGATCTCGACGGGCCGAGCCCGGCGGAGTTCGAGTGCGCGATGTCGCAACTCGACGTGGGCATTGTGCCGTTGGCGCTGACGCCCTTCAACGACGCCAAGTCCACTCTGAAGGGGTTGCAGTATGCAGCGGCTGGCGTCCCGTTTGTTGCGTCTGCCACCGCGCCCTATCAGCAGCTCGCCGACTGGGGACTGGGGGACATCGCCACCAACCGAGTGCGCAGTTGGCGTTCGGCGCTGCTGCGCCTCATGCGCGATCCGGGTCTGCGTGAACACGTCTCCGCATCTGGCCGCGCCTGGGTGGCCGCCAACGCCACCTACGAGGTCACGGGGCACCTGTGGCGCGCAGCCTGGGAACGCGCCCTGACGATCAAGCGGGCACGCGGATGATTACCGTCCTCGTCACCACCTACGAACAGACCAACCTCCTGCGGCGTGCGGTGTGGTCGCTATATGCGCAGTCGGACCCAGACTGGGAGGCGGTCATCCTCGATGACGGCTCCGTCAACCCGGAGGTCAAGGCGGTCCTACGCGAGTTCGCGGACCCGCGGATTACCGTCGAGCGCTTTCGCCCGACGATCTTCGATCGCCAGTCCTACTGCACCCTCACGCACAACATCAACTGGGGCGCTGAACGCACCAAGGGTGAGTTCATCACCTACTTGTGCGCTGACGACTTCTTCTTCCCGGACCGCCTGGAGCGCATGGGCGACAAGCTCCGCGAAGGGCACGACGTCGTTTACGGCAGCCAGCTGCTGATCGACGAGGACGGCCGACAGATCGGCCTCCGCCGTACTGACGGCGTCCTTGACGATGCCTATGAACGTGTGGACCACAACTCGGTCATGCACACGCGCAAGTCGTTCTGGAAGGCCGGAGGGTGGCCCACAGCGCCCGACATCTGGCGCATCCCCGACGCGAGGTTCTGGCGCCGGCTGACCGACGCCGGCTACCTATTTGTCCCAGTCGAGGGCGACCCGACTGACTGTAAATCCTACCGAGGCGACAGCGTCGATATGCGCTGCCGCGAGGGGAGGTCACCATGGGAGTAGTTCTTGTCACTGGCGGCGCGGGCTTTATTGGCTCCGCGCTGGCCCGCAGACTTCACGAGGAAGGCCACACCGTTCGCGTGCTGGACAACTTCTCGCGGGGCACGGGGGCGCGGCTGCACCGCAACATCGTCCAGTACGTCGGCGACATCCGGACGCCCCCAGATGTCGAGGCCGCAGCCGACGGCTGCGATGCGATCTACCACCTCGCCTACGTACAAGGCACCCAGACGTTCTATGAAGACCCACGTCGCGTCATAGACATCGCCCTGATGGGGATCATCAACGTCCTTGGGGCAGCGGAAGGCAAGGACTTTATCCTGGTGTCCTCGAGCGAGGTCTACCAGGTGCCGCCTGCGGTGCCCACCGACGAGTCTGTGCCGCTGTCGGTGCCCGACGTGACGAACCCGCGCTACTCCTACGGTGGCGGCAAGATCGCCTCCGAGGTCGCGGCGATGGCCTACTCCCACGCCGGCGCGCTGGGGCGTCTGGTGATCGTGCGCCCGCACAACATCTACGGGCCGGACATGGGCGAGGAGCACGTCATCCCGCAGCTTGCGCGGCGCATCCGCGCCACACCCGTGAGCGAGTCCGGCTTCACCAACATCGCCATTCAGGGCACCGGCACGCAGACCCGCAGCTTCTGCCATATCGACGACTGCGTGGACGGCCTCGCCCTGTTGCTGGACAAGGGCGCCGACAGGGGCATCTACCACCTCGGCAACCCGGAGGAGATCACCATCCTCGGCCTCGCTCGGAGCATCGGCGATCTCTGTGGCCGCCAGGTGCTGACCCATGCCAGCCCCGCGCCGGCAGGAGCGCCCCCGCGCCGCCTGCCGGACATCGGCAAGATGACGGCGCTGGGCTACAGCCCCAAGGTGCCGCTTGCGGCCGGCCTGCCCGACGCGGTGAGCTGGTATGTCTAGCCGCCCGGTCACATGCTGCCAAGGATGCGGCTCAGGCGAACTTGAGCTCGTGCTGTCCTTGGGGACGAGCCCGGCCACATGTGCGATGTGGCCCACCTATCAGCCGCGCCAGCCCGAGGTGCTCTACCCGTTGGAGCTGCTCCGCTGCGGGCGCTGCACGCTGGTCCAGTTGTCGTACATCGTGGACCGATCGTTGGTGTTCGCCCCGGACTATCCGTACTCCTCCGGCAACAGCGGCGCTCTGCACTACGACTTCGTGGCCCTTCAGAAGTTGGTGTCCTACGGCAGGGACGATCTGATTGTCGATGTCGGCGCCAACGATGGCACGCTGCTGAGCAAGTTCGACTACGCTCGCCGGGTTGCCGTGGAGCCCACGCGACAGGTGGAGAAGTGCCCCGAGGGTATCCACCAGGTGCAGGCCCCGTTCACCGCCAAGCTGGCGCGCGAGCTGCGCGCCGAGCACGGGCCCGCGCGCGTTATCACCGCGTGCAACGTCCTGGCGCACGTGGAGGACATCCACGACGTGCTGGACGGCGTGGCAGAGCTACTCGGCGACGATGGCCTGTTCGTGGCGGAGAACCATGACCTGCTCTCGGTCGTCGAGGGCAATCAGTGGGACACCATCTACCACGAGCACCTGCGCTTCTACTCGCCGTGGAGCTTCACCAAGCTGCTGGAGCAGCACGGCTTGGGGTGCTTCAAGCAGCAGCCGATCTCGACGCATGGCGGATCCTTCCGCGCGTTCGCCAACCGGACGCGGCGCCCGTCAGCACGACCCGTCCGCTACGACTTCGATGCGTTCGCCGGACGGGTGAGGGACTGCCGCCTGGCGCTGCGGTCCGGGGCCGCCGACGCCCGCGTATGCCGGGAGCGGCTCTGGGGGGTAGGCGCTACCGCGCGCGCGACGACCGTCATCAACTACTGCGGCTTCGATGCGGACGACCTCGATGCCGTGGTGGAGGTCGAGGGCTCCGACAAGATCGGGCACTACATCCCTGGGACCGGCATCCCCGTGCTGGATGAGGGCTACCTGCTGCGCGAGGCGCCGGAGAACGCAATGCTGTTTTCCTGGCATCTGGCCGACGCGATCGTGCCCAAGCTGCGTAGCGGCGGATACGACGGCACCGTGATCGTCCCGCTGCCAAAGCCGAGGCCGGCATGAGCTTCACCGACGAGCGTGGCGAGATCCGCGACCTGGTAGTCAGTCCTATTGACAGCGTGACGGAGGTCGTCACCTTCAAGGGCGCCATCCGCGGCAACCACTTCCACAGGCACACCACCCAGTGGACCTACATCGTCAGCGGCTGGTTGCGCATCGTCACGCCCTTCGCCGATACCCATGTCCACTCGGGCAGCATGTGGGTGGATGAGCCCGGCATCGCGCACGCCTGGGAAGCGCTGGCCGACACCGTGGCGCTGGTCTTCACGCGCGGACCGCGGTCCGGGGACGCCTACGAGTCCGACACCATCCGCCTGGAGGTGCCGTTGCTATGAGAATCGGCATCATCGGCCTCGGCGTCGTGGGCTCAGCTCAGGCGCGCCTGTTTGCCGAACACGATCTGGTGACGTACGATCCCAAGGAGGGGAAGCTCTACCCGAAGGCCGAGCTGGCCGAGTGCGAGTTTGTCGTGGTCGCCGTGGGCACGCCGCCGGCGGCAGATGGCAGCGCCGACTTGCAGTATGTGGAGGCTGCGATCGCTGCCCTGCCGTCGTACGTGCCGGTGCTGTTGCGCTCCACGGTGCCGCCGGGGACGACTGACCGCCTGTTGGGCGACCGACTTGCCTGTTTCGTGCCGGAGTTCATGGGCGAGAACCCCGCGCACCCCTGGCAGGAGTCCAGCTCGGTGCCCTTCCTGATTCTCGGTGGATCGGCTTTGAGCCGTGCGTACTTCTATCCGTTGCTGCGCCCGTTCTTCCCCCGCATCCACGAGTGCGCGGCCAAGGAGGCGGAGGTCGCGAAGTACATGGGCAACCTCTACTGGGCCACGCGGGTCACCTACGTCAACGAGATGGCAGAGGTGTGTGAGTCATTCGACATCGACTACGAGGCCGCCAGGGTTGCGTGGCTCCAGGACCCGCGAATCGGTGGAGCATACACCTACCGCGAGGGTCACCCTCCGGGCTTCGGCGGTGCCTGCTGGCCGAAGGATCTCGCTGCGTTGATCGCGGCGAGCCCGTACCAGGCCGAGTTCCTCAAAGCGGTCCAAGACGCCAACGCGAGGTTCCGGGCATGACCTGGGACATCCTGATCTGCTCGATCTGGCATCGCACCGAGATGCTCGATGCGCTGCTGGAGGAGCTTGAACGTCAGCGGATTCCCGGCGTTGGCATCCGCGTGTGCTGGGACAACCTGGATCTCGAATACGGGGCGAAGTGCCAGCGGCTATTGGAGTCCTCGACCGCCGATTACGTCTGCTTCATTGACGACGACGATTGGATCGCGCCTCACTACGTGCAGGCGATTGATCTCGCGCTGTGGACCGAACCGGACTACGTGGGCTTCACCGTCCGCTACACCGAGGACGGACTGCTGCAGGTGCCCGTGACCCACTCGCTCGGGTGTGGCGCGTGGGAAAACCGCCCTGACGGGCTGGTACGAGACATCGTGCACTTCAACCCGATTCGACGCGAGCTGGCGCTGCAGGGCTCCTGGGATGGTGGCAACGGCGCAGACCGACGCTGGGCCGACCAGGTGCGCCGCACTGGTCTGGTGACGTACGAGACGTGGGGGGGCAACGAGCTCTACCACTACCGTCATCGCGCGGCCGATACGTTCTGCGCGCCGCGGGAGCCGCTCGCCGAGCAGCCCCAGCGCCCGGACTACCCCGGTGTGACATGGGTCTGATCCTCCCCGACGACCCCGCTATCCAGCGGTACTTCGCCGCCGAGCAGCCGATCCGGGACGCCTACTGGCACCCCACGGCCGGCGAGGTCGTGGTCGACATCGGGTGTGCCCTGGGCAGCTACACGCTTCCCGCGTTGGCCGCCGGCGCGACGGTGCACGCCTTCGACGCAGACCCGGCCGCGCTGGCCACGCTGGCCATGCTGTGTCATCTCAACGGGTTCGATCAGTGCTTCTCGCAGGCTCTATGCGTCGGCGCACCGTACCCACCCGAGCGATTGGGGGAGATCCCGCCATACATGAGGCCGGGGGGCCCTTGGGTGACGCTGGACAGCCTCGGTATCAGCCGCTGCGACTGGCTGAAGGTCGATGTGGAGGGTGGTGAGTACGAGGTGCTCGCCGATGGCTGCGGACTGCTGGGGGCGCAGATGCCCTTCCTCTTGGTCGAGGACCACCGCACCGTCTACTCGCATGTGCGCGACTGTCAGCCCTTACTGGTAAAACTGGGATACGAGGTCCAACACGTGCCCTACGAGGACGCCGACGGCGCGCGCGCCTACTGGGTGGGGTTCCCGTGAGCCTGGCCATCGTAGTCCCGTCGCGAGAACGGCCCGGTAGCGCAGAGCGCCTGATCGAGGCGATGCGCGACACCTGCCGCGGCGACACGAAGCTTGTGCTCGGCGTAGATGACGACGATCCGCGCCTAGCCGAATACCTCGCGCTCGACGCAGATCGCGTGGTGGCCGGCGGTATGCGCCAGGTCGTGGCGTGGGTCAACTACCTGGCTGTCCGCTACGCGCAGGACTACCCCTACATCGGCCACTTCGGCGACGACAACATCCCACGCACCGTGGGCTGGGACGTGCGCGTGGAAGAATCACTGCGCGACAACTGGTTCTGCTTCGGCGACGACCTCTATTCTGGTCGTCCGGCCGGAAGCCTGTGTTGCCATATTTTCATGCGCTCGCAGGTCGTGCAGGCCCTCGGCTACATGGGGCCGCCGTGCTTTCGCCACATGTACGTCGACCCGGTGTGGATGGCGTGGGGCGAAGCGCTTGGCATCGAGTTCTTGGACGACGTGGTGCTTGAGCACATGCACTACTCCGTGGGCAAGTCCGAGATGGACACCAGCTACCAGGCGTCGTTGGCCACGACCGACGCCGATGCCGCGGCCTTCAACGATTACTGCCGCGGACAGCTGAACATCGACATCGCGAAGATCCAAGCCGGGGCGCCCACCTTCACCGGCGATGAGGTCGACAACTTCCGGGCCTTTCACAACATCCCGAGATGACCACCGGTGACATTCCCATCCTCATCAACGTCAGAGACAGGGTTCGAGAGCTTCGCAAGCTGGTGGCGTGGCTTGAGGACGCGGGCCAAACTAATCTGGTTCTTCTTGACAATGCTAGTTCGTACCCGCCGCTACTGGCTTACCTCGAGGACTCACCCCACACGGTACTGAGCCTGGGCGAAAACCTCGGCGCGCGCGGCTTTCTACAATCCGCCGAACCCGAGGGCCGGTTCATCTACACCGACCCGGACCTCGTACCGATCGAGGACTGTCCCACAGACCTTGTGGCGCATCTGTGTGAGCTAGCGGATCGCTACCCGCAGTATCGCAAGATCGGCGCCGGGCTCTACCTCGACGACGTTCCTGCGGGCCTGCCGTGCCTGGACTGGGAGCGCTCGCTGGTGGCGCCCGAGCGCGAAATGGAGCCGGGCGTATTCGCCTCCCAGGTGGATACCACCTTCGCCCTTTACAAAGAGAACGCCCGTTTTGGCCACGAGGCCATTCGCACCGGCTACCCGTACCAGATGCGCCACATGCCCTGGTACACCACAGAACTTGATGACGAGGATGCGTATTACCTCGCTCATGCCATCCAGGGGGATGGCGGGACCACGTCCTGGCTTCACCTCCCCGGAAAGGAGCCCCATGCCACAACTGCGGAATTTGCAGGTTGACTTCGTATCGCTCGTTGATCGAGCGGCCGTACGCGACCCGCAACGCAAATCGGAGCCGCGGCGCTTCCTGTTGACGAAGCGCGAGGGGGCTGACCTACCCGTATCAACCTACACAGAGGGAGGCGCAATGCCGACACCTGATTCAGACGCGCTGCAGAAGGCGCAGGAGGAACGCGACGAGGCTCGCGCTGCCCTCGAGAAGGCCCAGGCCGAGATCAAGAAGCTCGGCACCGGATCCGCGACGCCCCGCGAGGACGAGCGCTTTGACGGTGACGACGACCCGGACAACCCCGGTGACACAACCGACGCTCCGGGCTCGAAGGAGACCGTCAGCACCAGCCTCGACCACGTGGGCGAAAACGAAGTGTCCAAGTCCGAGCTGGCCAAGCTCTCCCCGGAGGCTCGCCAGGCCGTGCTGAAGGCACAGTCCGACCGCGATCAGATGCGCAAGGACATGGATGTCATTCGCAAGCAGGCCGAGACTGCGACCCAGGTCGCCAAGGCCGAGCGCGACGCACGCATCACACGTGAGTTCGTCGCCAAGGCCGAAGCGCTCGACTCCCTGTCGCAGTCGCCGGCGGAGTTCGGGCCGGTGCTCAAGCGCCTGTCTGAGAACGTCAGCGACGCGGACTTCGCCGCTCTGACCACGGTCCTGAAGGCCGCGGATGAGGCGGTCCGGTCCAGCGCCGTATTCAAGGAGGCCGGTATCGCCGGCGGCGCGGTGAGGGCGGAGAGCGCCTATGCCGAGGTCGTGCGCCGGGCCGAGGAGATTCGCAAGTCGGATCCGAAGATGGCCAAGCGTGACGCGGAAGACCTCGTGATGAAGAACGACCCCGACCTCCAGCGGCGCCACATTGCAGAGATGCAAGGCGCCCAGGCGCGTTAGGAGGCGCCCGTCATGGCCAAGGATAAGGTAATCCTCAAGGAAGCCAAGAAGGTCACGAGCTCGGCCCTTGAAAACAAGCAGTTCTACTTCGTGACGCTCAGCAGCACGGACACGCTCGAACTCGCAACCACGGGGTCGATCGCGTATCCGCTCGAGAACACGCCGAAGTCCGAAGAATACGGCACGTTCTCGATCCTCGGGTTGGCCAAGGTGCTCTGCACCGAAACCATCGAACCCGGTGAACGTGTAGCACCGGCGTCTACCGGCAAGGCCCAGAAGTGGGTCGCCGGGCAGTACGCGGCCGGAGTCGCCCTCGAAAAGGGCGAAAACGGCCAGATCATCACGATCATCGTTCCGGCGCCTCCGAAGGCTTAGGGACACAGGGGGCTGCCGCTGCGTTGCGGCTGGCAGCCCCCACCATCTTCACAGCCGCAGCGCGGAATCACGCAGCGGCCTCAACCCCGTCGAGCACAGGCCGGTCGGTCACAGCTCCTCTCTGACACGCAGCACAGCCGCCCCTGCGCGGCGCCAGAAAGGATGTGATTCCGCTGCCTGACCAGCCCAGTGCACAAAACGTCCATATCGACCACTACTTGTCGAATATGGCGATCCGGTATGCCCAGGACACGGACGTCTTCATTGCGTCCAAGGTGTTCCCGGCCCTGCCGGTAACCAACCTCTCCGACTACTACGCCAAGTTCCCCAAGTCGTACTTCATGCGCGACGAAATGCAGGAACGACCGTACGGCGGTCGCCCCGGCAAGGGTGCGTGGGAAGTCGAAAAGTCGCGGTACTCCTGCAACGAGTGGGCCCTTGAGTATGGCCTCGACGACAGGATCCGCGCCAACGCCGATCAGCCCATCGAACCCGAGCTCCGCGCGATGGAATACCTGACCGAACAGGCCCTCATCCACCGCGACCGCGAATGGGTGGAAGGCTTCTTCAAGACAGGGATCTGGAACACGGAATGGGAAGGTGTGACCGGAGCCGGCAACGGCACCAGCACGTTCCGCAGGTTCAACAACTACGAAGCGGAAGGGACGACTGAATACAAGTCCAAGCCGATCCGCTTCTTCGATGAACGTGCGGTCGAAATGCGTGAAAAGACTGGTCGCCGGCCCAACAAGCTGGTGCTCGGTCCGAAGCTGTACGTGGTCCTGAAGAACCACCCGGAAGTGGTCGAAAGGGTCAAGTACACGATGGGCGCACCGGCCATCGTCACGCCGAAGATCCTCGCGGAAGTGTTCGACGTTCAGGATGTCCTCGTTGCGGAGGCGGTTTACAACGCCGCGGCTGAGGGCAAGACGGAAAACATCGGCTTCATCACGCCGAAGCAGGATGCCCTCCTGTGTTACGCCGCTCCTGCACCGTCGATCCAGCTCCCATCGGCCGGGTACGTGTTCGCGTGGACCGGGCTGATCCCGGGCCTGTCGAACGCCCTCGGTGGGGTGCTGTACCGCGGGCGCGAAGAATTCGCGCACTCGGACATCTTCCAGATCCGGGCGACCTACGACATGGCCGCCACCGCAACGGACCTGGGGATGTTCTTCTCAGAATGCTGCTAGGCAACTAGCGCGACCGGCCCCCCGCAATCCGGCGGGGGGCCACGAGGGGGAGGGGTAAACGTGGCCTGGACTTACAGCGGGAACCCCGCCTCCAGCACCAACGACGCAGTTCGCTTCGAGCTCGGCGACACGGAATCCGAAGCGCCGATGCTCGAAGATGCCGAAGTCGAATACGCGATCTCCTGGGAAGCCAAGGGATCGCCGCCCAACCAACCTGAAATCCTCGCCGCCGCGGCTCATTGCATGGAAGCCCTGCACAGGCGTTTCGCGCGCAGGGCCGATACCGTCACCGGCTCGCTGAGGATCGCCGCTGCCAAGCGCGCCACGACCTACAAGGAAGCCGCCGAACAGCTGCGTCGCCGTGCCCAGGGCTTTCACGCCCCGTTCGCCGGCGGCCAGTCCGAAGCCGAAAAGGAAAAGCGCGCAGAAGAAGAAGACCTGCCACAGCCGCTGTTCCGTCGCGAAGAGTTCAAGATTCCGTTCAACGGCCCGCAGACGCCACCGTTCCCGGCTGGGCAAGAATCCGAATCGGAAAACTAGTGACGTTGGGCGACTACGACACCGCGCCGTTCGTCTTGGACCTGGACCTGATCTTTGACCAGCGGGCCAATGTCCTGCGCGACGAGGGTACCAAGAACAAGTTTGGCGGCGAGTCCGGTGAAAACCGGGTCGTCGTCGCCAGGATCAACGTGCGGTTTGCCTGGTGGGAGACCAGGGCCGCTCGGTCGGCCTCCCGCGAAGAGGCCAAGGCCGAACGCACGGTGTTCTTCACCGGTGGCATCGTCCAGTGTCCGCTTGGCTCGAACGTAGCCGATGGCGATCACCTCCAGTCCATCGAATCGGTCGAAGGCGTGGTGATCGTGCCCGGTCCGTTGAGGGTGCAGGCGGTCCAGCCCTACGAAGACCACGTCGACGTCGCTCTGATGCGCCCGTAGTCATGGCTCACACCGACTGGCGCGGAGATGACGTGCTGGCCAAGGTGATGAAGGCTGCGGCCTTCGGCATCGACCAGACGATGGCTCTGTCGGTCGACACCGCCAAGCGTCAGCACGAGTGGGAGAACCAGACTGGCCATCTTGAGGGCTCGGTAGTCATCACGGAGCCCGCGGCGCCCGACGGCTTCACGGTCAAGGGCACCTGGGGTGCCACCGCCGACTACTCGCTGTTCGTGGAGATCGGCACCTCCCGTGTGGGGCAGACGGCGTTCGACCGCGCCCGCGAGGGTGAAATGTGGTCGATCCCCGGTCCGATGTATCCGCCTGGAGTGGAAGGACCACAAGCGTTCCGGCTGCTGAAGTACCTCAAGGACGGCGAGGAGAAGTGGCGCACCCTGCGGGTGCCTTGGCGCGGCAGGGGCCCACTGAAAGAGGCCCGGCCGTTCCTGCGTCCCGCGCAGGATGAGCACGTGGAGGGTCTGTCCGACCGCATCGCTGCGGCCTTCAACGCATAGGAGTCAGGCATGGGCCTACCGCGCGAAGTTGCTGACCCGACGTATGCGGTGGCCGACTACCTGGCTACCGAACTCGGGGTGGTGACCGGGAACATCTCCACCGGACTGAGGGTTTTCGCGCCCTCGTTGCCCGTGGAAGAAGAATCACACATGCCCAACCCCTGCGTGGTGGTATCCCACCACGGCGGTGGGCACCTGTTCGGCAAGTCGACGCTGCCGGTCATGGACACGATCTTGCGCATCAACGCCTACGGCTCAACGCGGTTGCAGGGGGACACGCTGGCCCGCAAGGTGACGGCGCTCCTGCACGAACTGAAGGCGTCTACCTGGGAAGACATCAAGCTCTTCTGGGCGCGCATCGCGACGGCGCCGGTAGCCGACATCGACACCACCAACGGCGAGGTCAACTGGCCGTACTCATACATCCTCGCACAGGTGATGCACAACATCTACGTGCACGAATAGGAGAGGGATGACTTACACATTCACGCCACTTGCACCAAACGAGCCGGACATTGGAACGAGGACCACACCGGTCGCCGTGACAGCCCCGACTCCCGAGCCGGTCCAGCCGGCACCCGCTCCGGTTGACGAGCTCGTCAACGCCGACGCGGCCATTTCCCCCGCTGCAAAGCCCCCGGCACAGCGCGGCAAGCAACACACGACCGGAGGCAACTAGATGGCTCTCGAAACCGTCGAAATC